TGCAGTTGGACCGCAGCACAAACGAGAGGCGGATAAGTTCGGGATCGATGCGACTTACGTTCGTGAGCCAAGCGAGATCAAAGGCGCTGGAATTTGGATCACCAACTACGAACGTCTCGACAAGTTCGACGCTGGTATATTTGCTGGCGTTATCCTCGACGAAAGCTCAGTCATCAAGAGCTTCAACGGTCGCACGTCTCGCGCTCTGATCCAGTCGTTTGCGGCGACACCGTTTAGGCTTGCGTGCACGGCAACACCTGCACCTAACGATCACATGGAGTTGGGCCAGCATAGCGAATTTCTCGGCGTGATGCGTGGCATGGAAATGCTATCTCGGTGGTTCATCAACGATACCGCGTCGGCTTCGCAGGATTGGAGGATCAAGGGTCACGCAGTCGATGCGTTCTGGGATTGGGTGGCGAGTTGGTCGCGATGCATCGCGATGCCGTCGGACGTAGGTTTCAGTGACGACGGGTTCTCACTTCCCGAGATGAATATGCACCAGCATATTGTTACGGCTGATCGGTCGGTCGATGCTGGCGAAGAAAAGGACGGGCAGGCGCGTATTTTCCGCATTCCCGAGACGAGCGCCACGTCGATCCATCGCGAAAAACGAATGACGATCGATGCCAGGGCCGACGTGATCGCAGACATAGTCGCCAAGGAAACGAGCGAGCCATGGGTGCTTTGGTGTGACACTGATGCCGAGGCCGATGCACTGACGGATCGCATCCCTGGCGCGGTCGAAGTGCGCGGATCTATGACGGCTGATGTGAAGGAGGAGCGCATCATAGCATTCTCGACAGGACAACAGCGCATACTCGTCAGCAAGCCTTCGATATGTGGGTTCGGTCTTAATTGGCAGCACTGCGCCAGACAGGCGTTCGTAGGGCTATCGTTCAGCTACGAGAGTTTCTATCAGGCGATACGCAGATCGTATCGTTTCGGGCAGAAACGGCCGGTTGATATTCACGTTGCGATGGCAGACACCGAAAAAGCGATATGGGACGTTGTGAGCCGCAAGGCAGAAGATCACGACCGCATGAAATCCGCGATGCGAACCAGCATGGCTCGCGCAACCAAGGCTGCCAACGCACGCGAAGTCTATCGCCCAAAGGCCAACGTCATTATTCCAGCATGGATGGGGAAATAATCATGACCAACACGATCATCAATCAGGCCAGCGGTAAGAACTGGACTGCTGTTCACGGTGACTGCGTTCTAGGGATGAGCGATCTGCCAGACGAAAGCGTAGGTTTCTCGGTGTACTCGCCGCCGTTTGTCGATCTGTTCGTTTACAGCGACAGCGCTGCGGACATGGGGAATTGCGCCGACGACGTTTCGTTCTTCGATCAATATCGTCATGTGATCCGAGAGAAAATGCGCGTATTGAAGCCCGGCCGTCTGACTGCGGTTCACTGCACCGATCTGCCAACGCGGAAATTCAAGGACGGCGTGATCGGTCTTAAGCCGTTCTCCGATGATATCATGAGGGCTCATATCGCCGAGGGGTTCATTTATCACTCGCGCGTTACGGTGTGGCGCGACCCGGTTGTCGAGATGCAACGGACCAAGGCACTTGGCCTGCTCTATAAGCAACTCAAGAAAGACAGCGCCATGAGCCGCGTCGGTATGGCCGATTACGTGATGGTGTTCCGCAAGCCAGGGGACAACCCCGATCCGATCACACACAGCCCGAACGATCTGCCGGTCGATCTTTGGCAGAAGTACGCAAGTCCTGTGTGGATGGACGTGAGCCAGACCGACGTGCTCAACGGCCGGCTGGCGCGATGCGAAGAAGACGAGCGGCACGTCTGCCCGCTTCAGCTTCCGCTGATCGAGCGCGCGATCCATCTATGGTCGAACCCTGGCGACGTAGTGTTGTCGCCGTTCATGGGCATTGGTAGCGAGGGCTACGTGTCCATGAAAACACGGCGCAAGTTCATCGGGTTCGAGTTGAAGGAGTCGTACTGGAAACAGGCGTGCAAGTTCATCGCCGAGGCCGAAGGCAACGCATCGTGCGGTACTCTATTCGACATGATGGATGAAACGGCATGAACCCCCACCGCGACGGCATGGACCACCTCCTAGAGATAGACCGGCATGCAGACGACAACGCTTTGCTGCTGACGAAAGCATTGCTCGCCCTCCGCATGGCACGACCCGTCAACGGACGCGCACGTGAGCAGATCACGGTTGCCAAGCGGGAAATCACCAAGACGCTGAAGGGGAGGTTCGCAGCATGATCCTCAGTCTCTGCGATCGAACCGGAAACATGGTCCGCCCATGGTGCGATGCCGGGTATCGTGCCGTCACGGTTGACCTTCAGCCGGCAGATTGGACGCATCCTCTCCGCACCCACATCCAAGCCGATGTGCGCCGTATCAAGCCGATGCCAGCGACCATGGTTTTTGCCTTTCCGCCGTGCACTCATCTCGCAAGCTCTGGGGCTCGCTGGTTCCGCGACAAGGGGCTTTCGGCGCTGATCGAAGGTCTTGAGCTTGTCGAGGCCTGCCGGAGCCTGTGCGATGGTATCGGCGCCCCGTACATGATCGAGAACCCTGTCGGGCAGCTTGCCTCATGGTGGCGCGAGCCTGACCACACGTTTCATCCCGTGCACTACGCAGGATGGAGCCCTGAGCCGGCGGCCGACGAGTACACGAAGAAAACCTGCCTTTGGACGGGCAACGGTTTCGTGATGCCAGACCGCAAGCCAGGCGAGCCAACACTCGGCAGCCTGATGCACCGGCTGCCGCCATCTGAGCATCGAGCCGACCTTCGTTCTGCAACGCCTCTTGGCTTCTCCTATGCCGTGTTTCACGCCAACCGAAATGCAGTGAGGGCAGCAGCATGACCAACAGTGATTTGAAGCAGCGCGCCTCTCACATCTCGAATTTGATGGATCAACGCGACGACATAGACGTGGAGATCAAGGCCGCCTTCGAGATTGCGAAGTCTCAGGGCTACAACGCCAGCGCATTACGCAAGGCGATCTCCATCCACAGAATGGACGCGCCGAAGCGGAAAAAGCACGACGACGCTCAGCATGAGATGTTCCTAATGCTAGAGGAAATCGAAGGCACGGCAATCAGGGAGGCGGCGGAGTGACATTTCGCGTGAAAGTGAAGCCGAAATGGCCAGAACGTCTTACGTCGGATGCGGCAGCGGAGTATTGCGGAATCGGGATGTCAACGTTTGAAAAACTGCGCTGCTATGGCGGCGGTCCTGCCTATTACAAACTAGGTCGCCGCGTTGTTTATGATCGAACCGATCTCGACGCCTGGATTGCTCAGAACAAGCGCTTGAGCACGAAGGAAGCAGCAGAATGATGGCCCTCCTACAGATCATCGGCATCGCAGAAAGGAAGCTCGCCATGGCGAAACAGCCGACCCCCTCAAGACGCGGCATCCCTATAGCCGGCAACTACGCCATGGAAGACGGCAAGCTTGTCGGCAAGCCTTCACGGAAAACGAGCGTCAGCCAGAAGATTGCGATGAAGAACTCGAAAAAGGTCCGCGCCGTCAGGCGCACAGCAGGGAGCCAGAGACCGTGAGTGAACTTCTGATCAAATACTTTGCCGACGAAGACGGCTTGATGTCCAGCGGAACGCCTAAGCTCGATCAGGCCGCCATGAATGCAATCCTGCAGTGTGTGCGCAGTGCAGTCGCAGCAGAGCGTGAAGCCTGCGCTAAGATCTTCGATCGTGATGATTGGCCAACGGGAGACGGCCACCTTCTAGCGGCTGCAATTCCTCCGCGTGTGGCAGCCGCCGCCATCCGTTCCCGAGGGGAGACCAAGGAATGAGCAATCCATCCGAAGACGACCTCATTCAATGCGAGTGCGGTTGCATCGAGTTCACTGTTTCCCGTGACGGTCTGATCGAGTGCGCTGAGTGCAGGCATCCGACTGATGGGCACATGGCCATGGAAATCGACGTGAAGACCTATTGCAAGGTTCACGGCGTCAAGATCGTGAGTCCGTCTCAGGCGATCGACGACATCGCAGCAATCGACAAAGAGATCGGCATTCCTGACTGACTGACTACGCGTGCGCGTCCCGCAAGGGAACACATCATGAGCATCGAAGCCGAACTGATTGCGCGCTATGGCGACAGCATCCTCGACACCCCGCGCCAGACCTACGTGCCGCCACGCAGGGCCAAGGATGGCCACCTGCTGGTTTCCACGCCCAAGCCCTGTCAGCGTAAGAAGCTCGTCGGAGAGATCCGGGGCAGCAAGCACAGGGCCTATGCGCCGAAGGATGCCGGAAACTACACGTTCTCGAACGCACTTCCGGCGTTCTGCAAGCACGTCGCAACCGTGATCGGGGAGGTTCCCCGCAAGGACATCGGCAGGCTCTACCCGAAGCGCCAGCGCCGCACGGAATTCCTCAACCCCTTCACCGTGGGCCAGAAGGCCTATCGAGGGGAGGTCTCGGTCACGGTCCAAGACGTGCGCGGCCGTTCCTGCATCATCTCTTGGGAAATGCTCGGCAAGCGAATGACCCAAGCCATCCACTACACACAACTTCGACCGGGTTGACATTGTGGCTAAATCACGCCACTGTGCGCATACGGTCCCGCGCCTGATCTCAGCGTAGCGCGCCCCGGTTCCGGCAAGAGGTTGCCGTCGAGCCACGACACCAGAAATGCGCCAGAAATCACAGACGGCGGCTCCACCAAGGGCCGCCCGTTTCGCATTACGCCACTCACAGACGCAACACCCATTCCCCACGGCCGAGCACTAAACGCGTGCCGACTCTTCCGAGTGCCGGTCAGCCCTGCCAAGCCGACCGTGGGGATACTTCTACACCAGCCCGCCTGAACCCGGAATGAAGGAACACGAACCATGCGGAAAGTCGCAGCAATTGCCGCCGCAGCGCTCGCGCTGACATTCTGGCCCATCATCGGATCTGCCGCAGACCTCAACAAGCCTGCCACCCTAGATCAGATCATCGCCCTCCCGGCCCCTGGCTCGGCAATGTCCGGCTGTTTCGGCGAAGTCTCGGCCGCTGGTACGTTCCTCGCCGCTGGCCCCCGTGAGGCGACCGGCGGCGTTGGCGTCGGCTGCACCGTCAAGAACGGGTTGTTTTTCTTCGGTGGCGGGTTGTCGGCGAATTTCGGCGACTTCACAGCAGGCAGCGGCAGCTTGCGCGCCGGCCTGTTCATCAATCCGAATCTTGCAATTTACCCGGTGGCGCGGTGGGAGATTCCAGACTTCAAGGCTGCCCGCACTGGGACGCTTGCCATCGGTGGCG